TTCGATCACTATCAAAGGCGAGTAATTGACTTTCGGGGCTTAATAACTTCTTGAAAGTTCAAGGCCCTGCAGGACGAAAACCTGTAGGGCCTTTTTATTTGGAGATTTAATGTCTATTCCTTTCATGCCTCAAACGCCAGTACTTCAGACGGGAAATGGTCAAATTTTCCTCACCTGGCCTATTGTAGTTGGCGCAACTTCCTATTCAGTCCAAAGATCGACGGATGGATTTAACTTCACGACCGTCGCCAGTCCCATTACGACTTCTTATTTGGACGCAGCAGTCACAGTTGGTACAACCTATTTCTATCAGGTAGGAGCAACCAGCACTTCTGGGACTTCGCCTTACACGGCATCCTATCCTGCAAACATCACTCCTTGCCTTCCTGGCCAAATCAATCTTGGATACATTCGCTACATCGCCCAGTTGCGCTCCGATAAACTCAATTCCGAATACCTAACCACGGATGAGTGGAATTCTAACATCAACCAAAGCATCTACGAACTCTATGACATCATGGTGTCAAAGTTCGGTGACAACTATTTCTTTGCTCCTCCACTTCAAATTCCCCTTTCTGGACAGATTTCTTACACGATGCCGGATGGCTCAAATTACCCTTTGTCTCAGCAAATACAAGGCGGAACTGGTAACGCGTTAGCGTGCTATAAGTTAAATGGCGTCGATCTTTGCATCTCAGGAACCCAGTCCAACATTGGTAACAATTCTGGATGGATTCCACTCCCTCGTACCAACTGGTCCGATAGAGATAAGTATACAATCTTCCCTGGCCAAGCCGCTAATCTCTTCTACGGTTATCAGATGAGCTACGCCTTGATGGGAAATCAGCTCTATATTTTCCCACCTAACACCAACTCGACTCTTCGTATTTGGTATGTGCCTATCATGACCCAACTCCTGCAAGATACCGATATGCTTGCATTTTCCCTCTCTGGCTGGGTGGAATACGTTATTAACGATGCCGCCATGAAGGCCATGGTTAAAGAAGAATCGTTCGAGAAATGGGATAGACTAAATAACCAAAAACAATTTCAAATTGAGCGCATTGAAACTCAGGCTGCTAACAGAGACGTTGGCCAGCCAAATGCAGTATCTAACGTACGCTCGACGATGGGTGACCCAGGCTTCGGTGGATTTGGTGGTGGAATGGGCGGCTTCGGTGGCGGCGGTGGATTTGGTGGTATGTAATGAGCGCTCCACTTTCTTCAAAGCTTCCATGGGAATTGATGAATCCTATTTTGGCTTCAACTTTGAATCCTATTGTTGCAGCTCCTCAGTCAAGTGGAAGAATTCTTAAGAATATTCCGCTTACAACCGGAAGTAACGCAATCAATCATGGTTTGGGAAGAAATATGCAGGGCTGGAGCATCGTAGACATCAATGCAGCTGTAACCCCCTATCGTTCTGCGCCCCTGAACGCTCTTACGTTGACACTAACGGCGTCTGCTCCTTGCACCGTCTCTATAGAAGTGTTTTAGCATGAAAAACTGTAGCAATAAAAACTGTAACCAGATTAATCCGCAACCACTAGATAACTTTTATTCTCATAAAGGCATGAATGATGGTCGCGCTAGTCAATGCGGTGACTGCTGCAGGGAGCACAATAAGAAACGATATAAAGAAGATCCGGATTATACGAGAAAACGCAGAGCTAATTGGATTTATACGCAACATAAAAAGAATTCCTGCGAGCAGTGTGGGTTTGTAGCCCTTCATAAGTGCCAGCTAGATGTTGATCACATTGATGGCAATCATAATAACAACGAACTTAGCAACCTAAGAACCTTATGCGCCAATTGCCATAGGCTTAAAACTCAAATCAATAAAGAGTTTGGTCCTAAGAAAAGGAAATGGAATTAATATGTCCGTTCAAACTCCAAATATGCTTCTGATCCAACCTACTATCGGGGTAGATTCCGGTCTTACATGGGAACAGGCAGCAAATGCCAATAGCGCAATCATTGATGGTCATAACCATACCAGTGGGTATGGAGTTCAAATTCCTCCTGCGGGCTTGAATATCAATTCCGATCTTACGTTTCTGGATAACAATGCTACTAATTTGAGAAGTGTCAGATTTTTCCCTCAGGCCTCTCCTCTTGCATTGTCCACAGACCTAGGTTGCCTATATGAATCAGGCGTTGATCTATACTACAATGATGGTTCTGGGAATCAGATTCAGTTAACCGCTGCTGGTAATGTCAATGCGACCACTTCAGGAATTGCTTCCGGAACTGCTACGGCCTCTTTCATCTCCAGTGTTTTGGTTGTAAACGCCGCTGCAAGCACTCCTGCCAATATTCAAGTCGGATCGATCCTTCTGGGAAATAACGTATCTGGTTCTAAGTTCCTTACGCTGGCTCCCCCCAGTGCTATGGCTGCCAACTACACTTTAACTCTGCCTTCAATTCCTGCCTCAACACTGTTCATGACTTTGGATTCCGGCGGAAACATGGGGACTGCATCTTCTATTGCGGGAACGCAAATTGCTGCAGGCTCGATTACTGGAAGTCAAATTGCGTCTGCCACTATCGCAACAGCAAATATTCAAGATGGAGCTATAACGGCGGCTAAACTCGCAGCTAACATTCTTCCTACAGGCCAGTCGCAGGTATTTACATCAACGGGAACCTTTACAACTCCTGCTGATTGTACGGCCATAGTTGTCACCGGTAGAGGCGGTTCTGGTGGCGGCGGCGGCGGAAATAACAGCGCCGGAAATGGTCAAGGCGGTGGCGGTGGAGGCGTAATGTCACAAACAATCGTTATTCCTGTGACAGCTAGTACCGCATACACCGTAACTATTGGCGCTGCAGGTTCTGCAGGCGGAGCTGGAAACTTTGCTCTTTCAGTAGCAGCTACCGATGGCGGAGCTGGCGGCGATACTACTTTTGGTTCACTGCTCACTTTTAAAGGGGCTGCTGGCGGAACCCATAGTAATGCCTCCACTCCAGGTTCTGGCGGAGCTGGAAGACTTGCCAACGGTGGCGGAGCTTCAACTGCAGGCCAAAATGGCATGTTTGCTAATGGCGGCGCTGGTCCTTCAGGCGGAGGCGGCGGTGCAGGCGATCTAGCAGGCGGTTCAGGTGGATCTTCAGGAAGTACTGGTGGCGCAGGTGCAGCTGGTACATCTGGCGGTGGTGGTGGAGGCGGTGGAGCCGGTAACGGTAACTACGGCGGTGGCGGCGGAGTAGGAACAGCGGGACAAGTAACCGTATTTTACGTGAGCGCATTCTAAAATTATATGAAGCAAAACGTTTCGATTAACTTCAGCCAAGGTTTAAACACCAAGACCGACCCCTGGCAAGTTCCGCTAGGTCAATTTGAAGTGCTGCAAAACAGCATCTTTCAAAAGGGCGGCCTTTTACAAAAGCGCAACGGTTATGGAGAGCTATCTGCAACTTCTCCTGCAATTTCCTATATTACAACGCTTAACGATAACCTAACCGCCGTTGGTTCTACTGTAAGCGCCTTTTCTAATTCTTTGGAGAAATGGATTACCAAGGGAACCTTACAGCCTTGTTCTCTTTCTACACTCCCATTGATTAGAAATAACGTCAATCAAACCTATGCAGATGAGACTATTGCCAATGGAATGGTTTTAACTGCCTATACGCAAACGAATACCACCAATTCTGCCGTAACTATTCAATATTTATTTGCTATTGCAGACGCCACTACAGGCCAAAATATCGTTGAACCCAGTGCAATCCCAGTTCTTTCTACTGGTGCAATTAATGGTTCATCTAAAGTTTTCGTAGTTGGAAAATATTTTCTAATTGTTAGCCCCGTGGTTGTTTCTGGAATCACCTATCTTCAATACGTTTCTATTCCTATAAGCAATCCAGTCAATGCCAACAATACTGCGAACGCTTCTCCAGCTCAAAATGTCACCGCCGAAGTTTACGTGCCGCTAGGCACAGCTCCTGGATGGGATGCAATTGCAGTCAATAATGCCTCTAACAATGTTTTGGTTGTTGCCTATAATAGCACCACCACTGCTCAGGGTATTCACGTTGCAAGTTTGGTTTCTGAGCAGATTGCCTCTAATACTGCCTCTGCAACCATTTCTCAGTTTAACGGTTCTACAGACAAAGCAAGCCTGGTCAGCGTTTGCGTAGATGAAACTGGTAACTCAAACACATTTTACATAAGCTTCTGGAATCCTTCCACGACCAATGGTTATACCTGCGCGGTTTCATTAGGTTATTTTACTATCTCTCAGGTTTTTACCCCTAAAGAAATTATTGCCAGCGTTGCCGTGGCCAACCTTGCTTCTGCCGCTCAAAATGGAAGCTGCTTAGTTTTCTCAGAAGTAACCAACGCCTATGGATATGATAGTGCAGTTCCTACCAATTTCATCAATGCCGTAACGGTTTCCAGTACTGGTACGGTGGGCACTCCTTATGTTGCGATCAGATCAGTAGGGCTAGCGTCCAAAGCGTTCGTACAAAACAGCCAGATTTATTTCTTGAGCGCTTTTCAAAGCACCTTTCAACCTTCTTATTTCTTAATCAACGGCTCTACGACTACTGCAAGCGCTCCAATCATTGTTTCAAAGCTTGCCTATGAGAATGGTGGCGGCTATCTGACTGCGGGACTCCCCGGTATCGCCCAAGTAGGCGGCGTCAATTCCATTGCCTATCTCTACAAAGACTTGGTTGAAGCTATCAACACCCTGAACAATCCACAGCAAACGACCGCTGGCGGAATTTATTCTCAAACCGGTATCAATCTCGTCAATTTTAATGTTGGAACGACCAATATTGATTCTGTTGAAATTGCGCAAAACCTGCATATTTCTGGAGGCTACCTAGCCCAGTATGATGGCTATCTTCCGGTAGAGCATAATTTCTTCCTATTCCCTGATTCTGTGGAATGTACCTATACCGCAAACTCTGTAAAAACCCCCACTGGAACGGCATTAATTAATTCAAAAACGATTGTTGTTTCTTCAGCTACCGGCGTGTTTGTAGGTATGACTATCGCTGATACCACCAATCCTACTTACATTCCTACTGGAACCACAGTTACTTTAGTTAATGGAACGACCATTACTATGAGCGCTCCAGCGGCTCACGCTATCTCTGGCGATACGCTTTCTATTCAAGGTAACATTGCAGCTCAGCCAGATGGTTCTACCAATACGAAAGCTTATGCCTATATATCGACTTATGAATGGTCCGACAATAACGGCCTGATTTATCGTTCGGCGCCTTCAATCCCAGTCTTTGTTACAACTTCTAGCACAGCGTCTACTGGTATTATTGCCGTGAATGTCCCTACACTACGATTGACTGCTAAAACTGCAAACCCAGTCAAAATTGTGATTTATCGTTGGTCTGTAGCAGAACAGGTATACCAACAGGTTACATCCATCACTGCGCCTATTCTTAATGATCCTACGATCGATTACGTTACTTTCGTAGATACCCTCCCAGATGCTGATATTATTGGAAATAACATCCTCTACACTACGGGTGGAGTGGTTGCGGATTGCAATGGCCCAGCCTGTAATGGGATTATGACTCTGTTTGATACTCGTCTTTGGATGGTTGATGCAGAAAATCCAAATACTCTGTGGGTATCCAAACAGGTTATTCCGAATACTCCTGTTGAAATGAGCCAAAGTTTTACCATTTACGTAGCTCCTACTACTGGCACTGCGACTTCTTTGGGGCGTATCACTGCACTTTTCCCAATGGACGATAAGCTGATTATTTTCTTTCAGAATGGCGTCTACTACATTAACGGCGTAGGTCCAGATAACCTAGGTACGACCTCGGTCGGCTGTCCACTTGGTAATTACTCGCAGCCTACCTTTATCACAACCATCGTGGGATGCAATAATCAGCAGTCTATCGCCCTTACTCAAGAAGGCGTTATGTTCCAATCAGACAAAGGCATCTACAGATTAGATCGTAATCTATCTGTGGAGTATATTGGCGCTCCAGTAGAAGACTTCAATGGGTATACCGTCAATAGTGCTCAGGTCATTCCTGAAACGAATTACGTCCTTTTTACTCTCACTGGAACTAATCAGTTTCTGATGTACGACTACTATTATGGTCAATGGGGAACCTTCTTTGGGGTTTCAGCTCTTTCTTCATGTGTTTATCAAGGATTACATACTGTTATCGATGTGTATGGCCGCATTCTCCAGGAAACCCCTGGACTCTATTTGGATGTCAATAATGCCGTCCTGATGAACTTCACGACTTCCTGGATCAACATTGCTTCTCTCCAAGGATATGAGAGATTTGTGGACTTTTACATTCTAGCTAAGTACCTAAGTCCTCATAGTCTACTTTGTAAGGTGGCTTATGATTACAACCCATCTATCTTGAACCAGAAGCTGATTACTCCTGGCAATTTCAGCCAGACCGTCCCTAGTCCATTTGGCGTACCTACTCCTTATGGTTCACCAGGCAATAAAGAACAATGGAGAATTCACGCTAAGCAACAGCTTTGTCAATCATTTCAGCTATCTATTAACGAAATCTTCAACCCTGCCTACGGAACAACTCCAGGAGCTGGATTCACCATGTCTGGTTTGACAGCTCGTGTAGAAGTCAAGAAGGGCACTCGTCCAATCAAGGGCGGCAATGCTGTGGGGATGTCTTAATGGCCACTATAACACTATTGGAGCTATTAACGGTTGAGCCGCTAGCTTTTGTAAAGGGATGTCTATGCAAGACGATAAAAAATTAGCCTTCATTCACAAGATGACAACTGAGGCTTTGGCCCATGCGAAGGCTACCCCCAACACCCCCACTCAAGATGGCAAGATGAGCCATGAGAAGATGGCCTCTTTCATCTCCGCCCAGACTAAACTAGGTCTTCAGCACCTTGATGCCGGTGGAACAGTCCTAGCTGGTCCTGGAGTTGCTACCGCCGCTGGTGGCCCCGCTACCACTACGACCGGCCCCATTGGTGGAATTAACAGTGCCCTCGGTCTAAATAACCAATTTCAGGCCGGATCTGCTGCAATCCAAGCCGGAACGAATAACGCGCAGCTGAACAATGCTTATACCGGTGCCCAAAGTGGTATTACCCAACAGCAAGGCGTTGCCGATACTCTTACTCCTGGTGTTGCTACTGGCGCAGCAGCTCAAAATAATTTGCTCAACCAGACTGCCAATGAAGCCGCTGGGAAAGGCCCGAACCCGGCCCAAGCCGCACTGAATCAGAGCACGGGAAATAACATCGCTCAAACCGCCGCTTTGATAGCCGGTCAGCGTGGTGCAGGCGCAAATGCAGGAGCAGCAGCTGTTGGCGCCGCTCAAGCTGGAGCTGCTACTGAGCAGAACGCTGTAGGACAAGCCGCAACCCTTCAAGCCCAACAACAGCTCGCAGCACAACAGCAGGAAGCCGGAATAGCCGGAACTCAAGTTACTCAGGGCCAGAATGCAGTTACTGGCGTCAATCAGGTTAATCAAAACGAGCAGAATATCCTGGAA